CAAAATGGGTCTATTTACAATACTAATGGTCCCATCTCGAAAGTTAGCATTACGATCACCTCGCCAAAAATACCGTGTTCCGCTATAGTTACTATATGAAATTGATAAATCACCAGGTTGATAACCTGAAACATAGCCAATGCTATAGGTATAGTCTGCATCCCATGGTTGTTGCTGAGATCTATCTGGGTAAAAGAACGTCGAAACCCTGAAAAAATAATTATGTTTTAATGTATACCCGCAACTTCCAAGCAATACACTCTTCCCTTTCCGTATTCTACTCTCTTGTGTCGAGTAATATCTTGGGCCATATAAATAGCCTATTTGGCATGTTAGGCTATCACTAGGATATATCAATATATTTTTATTCCATGAGTTCGGAAGCGAAAACTTATATGCCGCAGTAATCATTCCTTGCTCTATTTTTGTTCTGCGATCACCTTCTTGTGGGAAGAATTTATTATTGTCACCATAATTGCTATATACTAGGCTGAATGTTCCTGGCCTCCAATCATCATAGCCAAAACTATAAACAAAATCAGCTCTATAACGATTAATATTTTGCAATGGTGTCCTAACCGTCAAATTAGCAAAAAAAGAGCTTAATGGGGAGTACTGAAAACTAACAAAGACTCTTTGGTTATATATGTTTTTGGTCTCACTCTCAGTATAACTTACTGGTATATACTTGTCTTGATTAGACAATGGTGCATTATAAGTAATAGCTGTAGACAATCTCGCTTCTGAACCAGAAAAAAGGCGAGACCACGGGGTGGTAAACACGGGAACAGAGTCCTCTGCACCATCAGCACCAAAAGCACATATCGGAAAAATAAAAAACAATAAAAAAACATATTTTCTCTTATTCATTTATCTCATCTCAACCATCCTTAGGCTTTTCTTTAATTAAGAATAGATACAGGTGGATGCTTTCTCCACCCCATAGAGAGAAAACAACAAAATGAATACACATCTTATTGATTTATAAGAAAGTGCAAAGCGAACCAATAACATTTAATCGCACCACACTTACCCGTCATGTCAAAACTCTAAAAAATAAGACCAACCCCAACCAAAAAGCCATGGCTGCGGTCATCACCGCCAACACCGGTATATGAGAAGTCCAGGACATAACCTCCAGCGTTAAGCTGGACTCCGGCGGCGTAAGCCATCGATACACGGGTTAACTGCTGCTCCGCAGTGTGCAAAGCCGTCCCAAGCGCATCGTTAGCGCCATCATCCACCTGAATATGCCAGCTCAGCCGATCAACGCTGGCACCCGCCAGCCCATATAAACTGAGATTGTCGGTAACTCGATACGATGGACCCGTCATGATCCCCCATCGCTGGGAACGGCTACGCCCATCAACAAGTACAGGGACACCCGGTCCATAATTATGCCCGCGCCGGATCTGCATTCCCCGGCGTAATCCCGTGTAACTTAGCCGCCCTATCACGCCCCAGCAGTCGGTAAACTCATAGCGATAGGAAAGTGCAACACCTTCAGCATCGCGGTATGGCGCCGTGGACGCACCAAAGTGTTCAGATCCAATAAACTGATCTGTAATCTGCTTAAACCCAACCAGATCTTTCTCAACCTGGCTATTCGATTGCTGTATATAAGTCAGCGTTATTGTTGAATCACCTGAACTCGCTTGGGCCATACCAGCAGCAAAAAGCAAAATAGCAGGACATAAAATGCATACACGCATACCAGATCCTTTTATGAAGGGTTAATGTGAAATAGTAGAAATAAGGGAGGAAGTTAAAAGGAGAAGTAATCTTCTGCGTCGAGTACCATCAATGGCGAGTCACCAACAAACCATGGCGATGAATGAGCAAACTCACCAGAAACCCGCCCCATTGCTGCGCCGATCGAAAAGCCATCGCTGCGCTGATATAGCTTGCGAACCCCACACTGACCAACACCTGTAGGCATATACATTGGCCTGCGAACGCCGGAAACCCCGGTCATACTATTTTGAGCCATACCATTCATATTTAATAGTATTGGTCGTGTTAGCATACGCCACCCTGAGTTATAGGCCAGCACGCCATTATTGTATAGTTCAAGGCCATAGGTATCACGTTGAAGCCCGCCACCTCCATTTCCTGTACCAAAGATAACAACTTTAGCACGAACAGATCTTGGCGCCGCATTACTGATATCTACCGGGTAAAAATTTATTTGCTGCGGCTCCTCATGGCACGATATGCAAACAGTAGGATCAGTAGTATAGAAAAATACCACAGAGTTATATCGATTAAATGCTGGGTTGATTCTGGACGGAGCCCATCCGTAATCTATGGTTACCTCTCCTCTGAAAAGCTCAGTGCTAAATGATGTATCACCTGTCAACCTAAATAATGCAGACCCATTTAACACTTCCAAACCATATGTAGCTTTCTGCTGCGTTTTAGTCGGCCACACAATGACAGCATAAAACAGGGCAGGAATACGATAATCGGCGGTATTGGTTGTATCTATAAGCACTCGCCTTGCGCCATCAAGGCGCGAGTATCTCCGATGAAACCCCCACGGCCCTCCTATCGATAACCTGTCATAACCAGCGATGGGGGCACTATTCCAGCAATAGTAATCGTACCCATCAGGAATAACGATCCCTGTATTGAATGGCGCCTTGGCGAGATTTAAGCCATCACCAGGAACTCTTGATACTCCCAAAATTTTTGATACGGTTGTCTCGCTGTTCAGCGTTAGGAATGAACCATCATCACGAAAAATCCTCAGACCATAGTCACTCATACCAGCGTTTTCCTCAAATCTCCCAATTTTATAACTGGCCGGCCTGATTCATCATTAATCTGTATCAGATCGCTATCCATCATTAAACCAACGCGGCTATCTTTGTGAGATCTAATGGTGAGCTGTCCATCTGGAGTAACAATAAACCTATCGTTAATATTGAGTGATTTCATAAAAGCCTCATCAATAATAACCTGGCCATTCTGAATGATGAAAGGCAACAACTCGCTGCCATTATTGGGATTCATAACGGCAAAACGATCGGCAAGTATCAGTACTTGGCCAACACCTCCCTCAGCTGTGGCCTGAATCCCGGCAATAACCTTTTTACCGTCTTGTGTGGTCTGAACCTGCATTGACCACATGGCAGACACATCGCCCTTAAGATCTGCCTGCGCCTTAGAAATCACCTGGACAGCAGAAGCATTTTCGCCGACCTGAGCATTAACGTTATCAATCTTCTGAGATAACGCAGCATCCTCCGTCGCAACAGTCTGAGACAACGCCTGCAATTGAGCCTTAGAGTCACCAACAGCAGACTCCAAAACCGTCAGCGCCTGATCAACTTTAGCTTCTGAATCATCCAGTGCTTTATTAAACTCATCACGCACCAGATTATTATCAATGCCTTTCAGAAAATCCTGCGTCATTTGGTCAGAGGTGATTTTGTCTTTCAGAATATCGAGGACACCATCAGCATCACTATTTACCTGACCAACAGCCTCAACGAAAGCAGACTTTCCAACCTGATTAACACTGCGAACATAAAAGTAATAATCTGTACCTAACTTCAACAGCTGATCTTTTACCCAATAACTCGCGATCCCCAACCGCGATGCTTGTGATTCGATCTGCCGTACATCAACAATTCGATTTTCAGAAAACCAAAATTCGAACTGCGTATCTTTCTGGTAATAACTAAGACGCGGATTAACCGTTATCTGAAAATAGCCTGGCGTTAACTCAATAAATGTTGGCGCCTCCGGTTCGGATATATTGAACACCACAGAGGATGGATCACCTTTCTGACCAAACTGGTTAATTGCTCTTACAGACAACTCATATTTACCGAGAGGAAGTAATGAAAAACGATATTCCATATCGGAGGTTGTCTGCGTTCCAACAACACGATCAGAACGATTCAGTTTTAGCTCAAACTGCACACCACTAACTACCCTTGGCGTATCCCACCGCGCAATGGCCTGATATTGACCATCGTCCGGGGTTACCTCTACAGCGAGATGCTCTACGGCTGGAGGAATAGAGGAGCTATCTGAGCCTGGTTTGGGGTCAAAGTTAGCACCATTATCAACAATTGCCTCTTTCTCTGGGACATGTTGAATGGCCACAACGCTATAAGTGCCGTCTCGATTATCCTTGATAGATATGCAACGATATAAACGCTGACGCAGGGACGGCAACAGCAATGACCACACGCCAAACTCTTTCAGCCCGATGGGGATTCGCTTTAACAACAGCGTATCAGGGGCCGGATGCCCTTCAACATCCAGGCGAACAGGACGGCCATCATCACCAATAGTGTTTACGGTAACCTTACCGTTTGGCAGAGTGACGGCCCTATCCAAGGTAATAGTCCGCCGCGCAACATCAACATGAAGTAATCGCCCGCCAATCTGGTTAGCGGCATAGTCATTATCAGCGACCTCGATCACATCACCCGGTAAATGCTTGAGCCCGTCAGCACCGACTTTGAAAGATACGGTTTGCACCTCAAGTTTTTCCGTCGTTAAAATCCACAGGCCATGTCGATGCGCTTGTCCTCTGCTTGTACAGCAAAAGGCGTCGACATCGATCTGATTCAACCCATTAGCAGCGATCGATAAATCATCTGATACATACTCAAAATCCTCTTTCCACCCGTTGTCAGGGTTAATCCAACGAACGAGTACCGCATTATGCCTAGATGATTTTGGGCTAAAGGTATACGAAAACTTACCATCAACCACATTGGCATTGGTATAGGGCCAAACGCAATCAGCGGGGCGATCCTGAATAAAGGTAAGTTGCTGACCGTTCCAGACGGGCATACACCGCATGATGGAGCAGAAATCGCTAATCACCTCATAAGCAGAACGGCGATCGGTAATATACCCATTACAGCGCATACGCGGCTCGTCACCGCCATAACCATTGGGCACCATGGCATCAGCATATTGTCCTATTGCGTAAAGAGCCCATTTATCCACGATAACTGAGCCAATTTTTTTACCGAGACCATAGCGGGGATGGGTCAGCACATCGTATAGACACCAAGCAGGATTATCTGTCCATCCGGGTTTGAATGAGCCATCCCATATACCGCTATACTCCCTGGTCAGCGGGTTATAATTCGCGGGGATTTGCACAATGCGCCCACGGATGTGATAGTTACGACTTGGGATTTCACTACCGTACTGCTCACTGTCAAATGTCAACCCGACAACTGCCGTATTGGGATACTGCTGTTGTACGTCAATAATCTCGGTGTAACTGGCCCACAGCGTTTTGTTTTGTAGTGTGTCGCTGCTGCTGTTAGGTGTATTTCTCACCATTCTGATATCAAACGGACGCGGCGGTAGATCGTCGATCACCAACGCATTCAGATATTGCGATGTTGTTTTCCCAGAGATCGTAATGTTTCGCTCTGTCACCCACGCCTTATCCCGCATAATCTGGATCTGCAAATCAACTGACGTTCCAACACGGTCGCCGTTGTCCTTAACCTGCACCAAGGACTGCACACCAAACGTAAAGCGCAGGCGGTCAATGTTTGTAGAGGTAATGGTGCGAGTCAACGGTGCGCCGTTTTTAATTTCAGCGTTTACCGGCACCTCCGTTCCCGACCCTTCAAACCCTTTCAGTGCCGGCTGCTCGTTCTCACCAGCTACCCACTGCAGGCTCATGCCATTCACGTTACTGTTGCCGTTACTGTCCACCGCCGGCGTCATTTTCAGCAGGACACTCTGCAGGCCATTAACCGGTCCCTCGATTGGCCCCTCACCGATCGCATCGATAATTGAAACCTTCTGCTTTGATTTCAGGCTATCGGGTTGTTCATAAGGCGTATGCTGCTCGCCCCCACCTTTTCCCATGGTCTGTGCTCCAGAAACAGAAAAACCACCCGAAGGTGGCTTATTGAATAGCGCGAAAATTATAACTTCTGACCAGCCTTACCGAGATCGACATCAGTATCACCGTTGCCATCCCATACACTGACAGACTGCGATATAACCCGCGACCCGGTGAGGATCTCGCCATAGGGAATGGGCATGACATTTCCCTGTGAAACAGCATTATCCAGGTTAGAGAAATAACTGTTACCCTTTCCGTTATCGCTCTGTGACGACGCTGGCGTCCGAGGTGTTGGCGTCAGCATTTGAGCAACACCTCCCAACATCATCCCGATACCCGCCGCTGTAAGGGCTGAGCTAATCCCTGTCCAAGATGTCAATAAACCAACGGTAGTGAGTACGGCACCAGCAATAAACTGGAAGATACCGCCTTTCGCCGCGCCCTCCATACGCGGGACGATATGCACAATCGCCCCGATGGGAAGTGGCTCATGCAAACGCTGCATTACTTTGTCTGGTGCCACATCATGACCCGCAATACGCACCTGATACCACCCTGCGCGTAAGTGCTGACGTAAACCACTAACCTGCACTAGCAAGGCGTGGAGCCCCTCAGCTGCCGTCATGACCTGTAATGGAATTCTGCGGCCAAATCGTTGCAGATCCCCGTGAAGGAGGAAGGTTGCCATTCCGCATGTCGCCACAGGCTGTGTATGCGTCGTTGCCATGATCCGGTTAACTCCTCTCGCTTGCTGAGTTGGTTTGGAAGGTGATGCAGGATGGTCTGCCCACCACAGTAAATGGCGGCGTGGTTAGCGACAGAGCAGCCATAGCAGAACAGCATAATGTCACCTGCCTGTGCCGCACCTTTGACCTGCCTGAATCCTGTGGCCGCCATATTATCCAGATAGAGATTTTGCCCATGTCGCCACCAATCATCCTCACGAGGAAAATCCGGCATAGCGATTCCAGCCAGATGATAGGCATCCTGGAACAGGGTGTAACAGTCCATCACGCCATGTTCAAATTGCCTGCCCAACAACGGCGGAACGCAGCGGAATCTCTGGACTGAACCATCACAGACCAACCACCAAGGCAAAGCACTTTGTACTTGGAGTAACCGATCTGCAGAGCTTAAATGCGGGGGGCCATCCGGGTGGCTATGCACCAGCGCGATAACATCGCCTTTGGTCTGTGCCGTCAAAAAGTCCTCTGGCGTCATTCGAAAATACTGCGTTGGCTCAATCGAACGATTCTCAGCCGGCAGGAAAATATCACCTTGTTGTGTGCGTACTACATAACCGCACGCCTCCATAGGCGCGCATTGGCTGGCGTACGCGATGAGATCATCAACCATATGACTCCCAATGAAAAAAGCCCACCAAGGTGGGTTCACCTCGATAGCTTACTGATCGACAGGAATCCACCAAAGCGGCCCATGTTATTACGCAGATCACACGATTTACGGCACTTCCCACACTTGTCTTTGAGCGGATCGCTAGTCGGTTTATCAAACTCATCGGCCACAGCCGCCCCCCGGTAACCACACTCATCAGAGCGATATACCCAGGAGCAAATGTCCGCCAACATGGTCCTGCCAGGGAACTGAGCGCCATCAGTCTCTGTCGGAATAGAGAGCGTGAATATAGCCCACTCACAGGTTAGCTCCGACAGCTGCTGAACCTCATAGCGAGATACAACCTCCTCGGTGGGATCTGCCGTAGGATTCCCACGCTCAAAGTTCTCCTCATCCAAAAAGCAGGCATAGACCTGTCTCCGTACTACTCTAGCGCCAACCAAGCCATCATAATCCTCTGCTAGCCCAGTAATCAGGCCAAACAGATTGGATAACTTCATCGTTGGGCGGTTACCGGGCCCCTTGCCGTTAAACTCAAATCCATCACCACCGGCAGGGTATGGTTCATATTTACGCCCCTGCCAGGTAATAGCCTCTCCGCGCTCATTAACCCCATCGTGGAAAAAGAAGCGTGTACCGCCAAATGGGGTGAGATCGATCTCCCACAAATCGAGGTGGGGATTTTGCGTAAACGCCCCCAACTGTCTCAGTGTGCCTTGAGGGATATCTTGCATACAGCCTCCTTATGCCGCCACCTGATCGAACTTGCAGGATACGTCAACATAGTTGTTATAGACCTGCTCAGACCATTCACGGCATACCACACGGATCAGGACGTGCCTCTGTGGAGAGCGCCACAGGAACGCCTTTACTGCACCTTGACGACGGAAAAACGCTTCGATCTCCCTAAACTCGTCATGGCTAACGCGGAATACCGGGGAATAGCTCTCCAGGATATGGTTAATGCCAGCTGGCCGCCGCTGCTCATAGCCATCGCCAAATTTAACCACAGTAACGCTGGGCTTAATGGACGCCCCCATAGCTGGCCGTGGCGACCAGTGAAAAGTATCCATATTTATTTATCTCAATAGTAAAAACCCGCCATTGGGCGGGTTATTTGTTCATTAAGGCTTAACCTTATATCCATCATCAGTGCATATAGGGTATGAAATAGGATCATCAGATAAGCCGCCTTGCGCCCACACTATTTTTCCTAGCTTATCCTGTCTTACATCCATAATAATGACTTGATTACCAACATACCCACCATAGGAGTTTTTTGAATTAACCCAAGCACAATATGTCTCACCGCCTTTATAATCCTGCCAAGTATATTTGGCACTGTAAGGATCTTTCAGCCTTGAGTTAACAACATCCATAATCACTTGCTTTTCTGATTGCGCCAGGTCCCTCGCCATGACAGATGTCGAAACAAACGCCGACACACCACATAGGGCTACCAATATTAATGTTCTCATAACGCCTCCTATCTGTGTTATGCCCGAATACTGGCACAATCCAGGAGAAAATGCTAAGACCGACGCCGGACGAACTGATCCAGATCGCCGCCATCACGCATTGCATCTTGCAACTTAGCCTCTACCGTGCCAATCACCCACTGTTTAACCTCCTTCGTGAAAGCCGGCTGCTGCGTATTATCGACATCACCTTTGTCTTGATGCACTGATATGGGAACCGAAATGTTCAGCGTAATCGGCGCCTTTGGCGTTGCCACTGACGCAGAGGGTGATGGCGTCGATGGCGATCTGCCCCCAACCAACCCCCCATCAGCATAACCCTTTCCATAAGTCAGTTGATTGAGAAAGCCCAACATACCCGGTTGCTTTACCACCTCTTGAGGGACAACCCATTCTCCTCGGTGAACGACACCTGCAACGTCATGCTTTCCGCCATCACCGGTATAGCCACCACTGGCCCACCCCATGAGACTGGTTCCGGCTTTAACCAAATTAAATATGGCCATTTTTGCCATCATAGCGGCAATATCAGACAATACCGAGGTTGCAAAGGAGCGGAAATCGCCCTTACCCTTCACGACAAAGTTCGCTACCGCGTCCCCCATCGAGTTCATGGTATTCATCGCCGCATCCTGCGCCAGACTAAAGGAGTTACCTGCAGCCTCTTGCCAGTCCTGCAGCCCTTTTTTCATCCCCTCATAGCCATCGGCTTCAATCGTAACTTTTTTATCGTTGCTAGCTTGAACTATAGCTATTTGCTCTTGTTCTGAAACCCGCAATTGTTCAATCCGTGTCTGATATTGCTTTGAGCTCTTATTAAGATATAAATCATCTAACTGCTCTTTCCGCTTCCGAAAATCGTCCTGAATGCGCTGGATCTCAACCATCTGATCATAGGCGGCTGGGGTCATGCTCATCTGCGCAATTTTGTTGTTATGCTCCTGCTGCAACTGGCGGGTAGATTCGGCCACATCACGCATCTGCTCCTGGGCTTTCAACGCAATCTGATGCTGCTGCGCGGCTTTCTCCAGGCTGACGTTGATCTGCAGCTGGGCGCGTAGTTGGGCCTCGGCGTTCAGCAAGCTCTTCTGACTGGCTGTCAGTATCCGTTTGCTTTTTATCTCAGCCATTTCCTGATTAAAGGCCAACAGCTTTTTCTCAGCGGCGGTCAGATCCTCGGTCGTCACATTTTGCTGACGTAACACCACCTCCTGCTGCTTTAACTCCGCCAAGCGGCGAGTGGCCTCATCATCCTTATAAGCTCCCGTTGCTTTCTTCTGGCGTTCGCTATACATCTTATCGACGCCTTTCAACGCCTGTGCATACTCGTCAGCCGTCATCCTGCCTGCTTTATAGCGGGCGTTGATTGCATCGGTGAGTTTGATAGCCTCGACTTTCTTATCGGCGCCCGCTTTCATCACAGCCGCGATCTGACTTTCCGTGCGCAGTGTTTCTAACGCCTGCTGCTGCTCATCCTTGAGTTTACGGGTTCGCTCTTCGGCTTTTGCCTTATCATCGGCCGCGGAGGATGAGGCGGCCTTAATCTGCGGTATCTGCGCAGATAACAGACCAAACTCCCCCATCGCAACGTTGGCACCGCGCCAGCCCAACGCCAGCTGCTTCAGCGACTCGGTCTGTTCATCTGTCAGGCGCTTCTGCTCTTCCAGATTGCGCTTGGCCGCCTCTGCCGCCTCCTTTTGCGCCAGATCACCGGCAGCGACCTTTTCCCCCCGGCGCTCCAGCGCGGCAATCTGCTGGATGATGGTTTCATTTAACACCACGCCCTGCTGCGTCAACTGTTCCATGGCACGTAGCGGATCATCACGCAGGGCGCTCAGCTGACTGACCAACTCATCAGCACTGCCGCCGGCCTCATCTATCTGCCTGGCCAGATCGGCAACCTCAGTCAGCGCCCCTCCGGAGAACCCAGCGGATACCGCCGCCTGAACCCCCTTCATAGCGCTCTCTGTCCCGCCAAGTTGGGTGGCTAACCGACGTAGATCAGAAACCGTCATTACAGACTGCATGCCGCTTTTCATCAGCGCAGCATTGAACTTTTGCGCCTCCATTTCGGCGGTGTTATACGCTGAGTACAGCATTGTGACTGCAGCCGATGCCGCCATAATGCCGATACCAACGGGACCGCCCAAAAGAGACATCGCCCCACGCAACATGCCAGCGCTACTGGCTGCCATGCGCTGACTAAACGACAGCTCCTGATTGGCGGCGGATAACTGATCCGTTGCAGCTGCCAGTTGTTTCTTTGCTGTAGCTTCGGTGGAATCCAACTCCACCATCTGCAAATTGGCCGCAACCAGCTTTTTCTTGGCGTTGGCCTCAGCGAGGTTAGCCTCAGCGATCACCCTGGCATTTTGCTCATGCTCTTTTTCATAAGAAAGCAGGATGCCATATTCCTTATTGACCTGAGCCTGATTCGCTAAATACTCATCCAGCGCGAACGCCTGCTCACGCTGAGCAGTTGCTGCGTCAATCGTTTTACGGGCGATATCTGCCTGAGCCTGGGCCTGCTCTCGCGTTGCCTTTATGCCGCTGATGACTCCTTGCGCGTGCTCGGCCTGCGCAGTCATCGCCTCAAAAAATGCAACTTTTTGCTGCTGTAACCCACCGGTGCTCTTCTCTATCGCCGTGGTCAGCCCCGTCCCCAACGCCGGGATCAGGGCCGATGTAATGGTGCTCCCGGCAACCGTCCCGCCGGACACTACATTAGCCAACACATCACGCAGACGATCGAACCCAACGATGTTCTCTTGGGTTCGACGAGACAGAAGCTGAAAATCGGCGTCTGCTTTTTTAGCGCCTACCCCGATGTCTTCAAACGCCTTCTTTGTTTTTTGGGCTTCGGTTTGGGCCTTTCGGTTGAATTGCTGAGCACCTGAGTCCGCAGAGCGCATCGCGTCAGAGAACTGGGATTTAAAGCTGGCCGCATTCAGGTGCAATGCAACCGCCAGTGATGCAACATCACCCATAACCAATCACCCGTAAACATTGAGAGAAATCATCAGAATCGCCATCCACAACCGGATCTGGCGTGGCCGTATCCGTAAGTAGCGGGAGTCCTGATTCCTTAATGGCATCCTGCTTCAAGTTCCTGAACGCCTGCCAGTGCAACAAAAGGTCGGCAGGGAGATCTAGCAGCTTTCTGGGATCTCTCTCGCCAAGGCTGTCGGCCAGTGCAAACAGCTCCCACAGCCAGGGCGAGTCCCTCAGTTTTTTTTGGCTTCCTCCAACGTGCCATAGCTATGGCGTTGCACATCGGTCACCGCCTGCAAAATATCAGCCTGAGCCTGACAGCCAAGAATCTGTACTGCGGTAGGGAGTTCCTTCGGACTGGGCTTGCTGCCGTCGGGATGCACCAGCGCTGAGAGGAACAAATTAACCCCAAGCTCAGACAGCGCTTGAGCATTACCTTTCTCTGCATCGATGCTGTTGTTGTACTCCATCAGCTCCATGGCAGTAAGGCGCCGGATAGTCACCCGCTGGCCAAAGGCATCGATAGTTGTCGGTGAGCTGTTCGGCTGAAGTAATAAGTCTTTATAAAGCATGAAGCCTCCTTATGCTGATTTGCCTGACGGCGGAACCGGGGTCTTGCGTGACCAGGACACGCTGTTCTGCTTGGCGTAGACCTCGACCTGCAATACTTTGCCTTTCGGGGTATCGACCGATTGCATGCTCCAGCCATTCAGCGCCAGCTCCTGGGTTGCAACGCGCTTGTTCGGGAACTCAATGAACATCAACACCGTCTCTTTTGCCTCTGCAGCAGCAGTAAATGCCTCCTGGTTGGTATCGTCGGGGGCATCAATAAAAATGAAGGTCTTGTCCTCAGCCTCCCCCATATCCTGCATAAACTTGGGCTCGGTATCGATCAGGCGGGTCACTTCGACATAGGTTCCCTTTTTGCCCGTAGTGCCAATCGACATGGCGTTTTGCAGTAGTTTCCCTGCATCAATGGTCGTACCCAAAGGGCCGAACGATACGCGGGTTCCCGCCGGCAGCATGGCAAATTCTGACGGGCTGCGAATTTCATCAGTCATAGCGATATCTCTCTGTTAAAAATGCTGCGAACGCAGCGGATAGAATTAACGGCCCTCAAGGGCATAGCGCAATTCAACGGCCAGCACGCGTAATACCCTTTGCCGGTTGTAATCGAGCGCCGGACGGATAAACGGCTTAGCCACCTGCTTACGCGTACCAAACTCCTGAGCCAATGCTTTCATGTGATGAGCTTTGCTAGGGCCAACCTTCAGAGTGACCACCGTGGCATACCGCTCATCGCGCAGGCGGTTAGTGCTGCGGGTGCGAATAGTGTCACGCATATGTTCACCGGTATTTTTTGGATCAAAACCGGCGTGCTGCCGCATATCAGCCTCAACAATTGCTAAAGCCGCACGCCCTGCATCTCTCAGCACCTTTACCCCGACTTTCTCTCCAACCTCAGTAAGCAGGCGATCGAAGTCCTTCCCTTGCGGGAATGTGATGGATATATCCATGGGTTACTCCGAAAACGTGATCAGGTAATCGCGGCGGCGGCTATATACAATAGAACCGTTATTCAGGATCTCTTGTCCGTCCTGTAAGCCAGCGCGTTCAATAAATTGCACGTCATAGCCCTCCAGGGGGCTATGCACAATCCCTTGCCATGCTGACCAGACATCACGATCCACGGTGACCAGCCGGGTAAACGTATCGACGACATAGAACGTGACTTGAAACCGCCCCTCCACCAGGCGTGTGCGCGCTAACCCAGTCTCTACGGCGGGGTCCGATATACGTTGGTAGGTAATCCCGGTCATCACATCAGGAGGCAAAAGTAACGGATAAACATCCATCCCGGTAATGCGCTCCAATGAGGCTTTAATGGCTAATTCGATCATTGCGGGTACAGGCCTCCGCAGTAATAATCAGGCGATCTGGTTGCGTTCTGTCCGTCGCTCTAACGGTGAATACCTGATCTGCCAGCACGATTTGCCAATCCTGTTGTACGTCAGCACGAGGACGCAGCGTAAACTGATAGGTTTCCACCACCTGAGGCTGATCCAACAGACGAATTTTTCTGTTAGAAATGGGCTCCACCTTTGCCCATACCTTACCGACGACCACTACCTGATCCGGCAGAGGCTCTCCCAACGATCCCCGCTTTTTTATGAGATATTGCAAGGCAACGCGTTTATTCAGCTCGCCAGCCCGTAACCCGCTCATATCCCATAGACCCGATACGGCTGCAGCAATGACTCCACAGCAAACGGAACGATCACCGCATTGCTACCGTCAGTGGTCACCGGCTCACGGTTAGCATACCAATGCGCGATAAGAAATAACGCCGCCGTCTTGATGTCATCAGTCAATATGAGCCCATACTCACTGGTATCAGCAGCATCCTGATCGTTAACCTCACACAGTTTGCAACCAGTAAAATTCTCGACATATCGAAAAGCAGCAACGGTATAGGTTTGCAGCAGTGCATCATCATCGGAAAAATCAGGATCTATCCGGCAATGTTGCTTTACCAGTGGCAGATCGAGCATATTCCCCCCTTATTTTTTACCCTTTTTTGCCGTGGAGGTTGGCTCCGGCTGCTCCGGCTGCTCCGGCTGCTCCGGCTGCTCTGGCTGCTCTGGCTGCTCCGCAGGAAGATTATCATCGAGACTACCGGCATACCCCTTTGCAAGAAGTTCACGCCCTCGCTGCTCGTTAACATCAAATTCCTCACCCTCAACAACAACCGAACCACCAACAAAAATCGGCCTCAATGCAGTTAATTTCATGATGCTCTCCAGAAAAAAGCGGCCATATGGCCGCTTGTCGTTGATGGATTAATGGCTACCTGATGGGGCTACCGGCGCAGTAAACGCACCATAGATAAACGCTTCAGGACGTTTTACTGCTAACGCCAAACGCTCTTCACAACGGATTGAAATCATGTTCTTTTCAAAATCATCCGCGTTCTCTGTAGAGATCACCACGTTGGCATCCTCGCGATCAAACAGCTGAGCGGCAGCGTTGAAGGCGCCAGTCAGGAACTTGCCCTTAAAGGCCGCTGTCTCCGTTGCTACAACCGGCAGCCCCCACAAAGTGGGCCCAGTGAGCGCCGATGGGTTTGCCAGGATGTAGCGCCCCAACGTATCCTTGGTCAACTCAATCTTCGCCCAGTCGATAAAATGCAGTACATGGCCAGAGGCAGGGAAACGCGCCAACTGCGCCTGAAGCATCGCCAAGCGCAGATCGTCGATTCCGTTCTGCTGCTCTACACCAAACTCCGCCTTATAGGCCGTAGCCTGGGGGACGATGCCATGCAGATGAACCCCGGTACTATCACCGAACAGGATCTCCTGCTCTTCGACATACTTCAGGCCGTAGCGCATTTCCGCATCAACAGTAGACTGCAGTTGTGCAAAATCGTCCAAAATCTGCTTGGATGCCTTGAACATATGGGCAATTGTCGTTACTGGCGTGATCTTGGTGGCAAACTGAATATCGCTATAGGGCTTTGCCGTTCCCTCAGCCACTACTTTCGCCGCATTAGTAAAACCGGTCTGCTGTACCCAAAAAATAGCCGGAGCCCCAGTACGACCTGGCGCAATAAGATCGCGAATAAACAGACGCTGCTTGGGAGCAGTATCAATACCAGGCAGCCGCTGTGGCTCAACCACACCTGCAGGCACGTTGGATGAGAGAAGTGCCGCGCTAACAGGAATGCTAATGCGCTTCCCGCCCTCTACACTGGACGAAAATGACTTCAGCGCTTCGCTACCAATAACCACCTGCCCAACGGACTCAACCACACCTTTGGCATTGGCCAGCGGCATTTGAGCCACATGTTGCTCCAGCTCCCCCAGTGACGCTTTCAGCGTTTTTTCCGCATCACGCAGAGCGTTAAGCTCGACGGCCATTTTATCGACCGTCTCTTTCGTCTGGGCTGAGAGTTGCCCCGTTTTCTTCGCCTCGTTGAGAGCCTCTTCGGCCTTGGCGTTAAACTTGCTGGTAGCATCCTCAATGGACGCAGTGACTTTTTTCAGGATTTCATTAACTTCTGACATAATTTCTCCAGATTATTGGCACGCCGAAACCATGCCGCTTAATGCAGCATCCAGTTTGGCTAGTGTTTCAGGGTTAATTTCAGCGGCAGCGCTCGGCGTACCATCAGGGGTGGCAACAGCGCCAGGCGTGTTACCAGAAAGTGCTTTTAATAGTCGGCGCCGCTCTGAGCGGGGGGTGTTGGATTTTGCCAATAGCGCATCCAGTTTTCGCAGCGCGGCAGAGGGGCTTTCATCATCTTGGCTAACTTGATCACTCGACAGCACGCTATCGGCCAGCCCTTTCTCAACAGCATCACTACCATTGATATAGGTCTCGTTATCCATCATCTCTGCGACAACGTCGTTGGACAGTCCGCTGCGAGCGGAATAAATATCCTGCATGGCGCTATCGAATGGCTCCATATCCCGAGCCACTTTCTCCAGGTCATGCCGGTTACCCATCGCGACAACCCAGCAGTTATGGATCATCAGGAACGCACCGCGTCCGATCTGAATATCATCACCTGCCATAGCAATAATTGACGCTGCAGATGCCGCGATGCCCAATACCTTAACGGTGACTTTCCCTTCGTATTCGCGCAGCTGGTTATAAATAGCCAGCCCTTCAAACATATCGCCGCCGGGTGAGTTGATGTTGACCGTAACATCATCCCCATTCAGCGACCGCAATACGGCGCCGATGCGCTTTGCCGTGACACCATCACCCCAATAGTCTTGACCAATGACGTCAAAAATAGAGATGGTGTTGTCATCGGCTTGCGCGGCACGAATGCCGCTATTCCAGTGATCCAGCGCATGAGGCATCACCTCGCATGAAACACGCGCGCAAGGTCGCCCCACCGGCGCTGCCGGAAGGCTTTTTTTTGTCATTGACGGATTACTCCTGATCGACTGAGTGACTACTTAATGAACTGGGGGGCTGAGAAGACGGATCGCTTCTTTCGGGGAATAACCACCCAGCCATTGCTGCGCGAGCGCGCTCACTGGATGAAGCCGTTTCATTCCCCAGTTGATCCAATGGGGTAAGATTAAGTTGCACGGTATAAATGTCACCACCCTCAATGGGTGGCAGATTTTCTAAGCGCCGGACATCATTACGGCTCATCCAGCCGTTTTGCAGCGCTGTGGTGTAATAAGCTGAACGCCCAGCGCTATCGGCCCGCAAGAAGCCCTCTACGGAGAACTCCGCAAAATAATCGTCATCGGTATCTAACAGACAGCGGGCGATCTCCTGCTCAATGTTCACCAACAGTGGGCGCAACGTATTCGTTAAAAAGATGAGGTTCATCCCCTCAACGCTCGACGCCCAGCTACTCTGTTTTGTCGTATGCCCCACCATCATTGGAGGCACCCTAAACCAACGACAGATCTCTTCAATACTGAATGAGCGGCTTTCCAATAGCTGGGCTGCCTCGGGGTTCATCGTCACATTCTGATAAGAGAGGTCGTTCTCTAATATCATCAATTTGCCAGCATTTTTTGAGCCGACAAAGGCATTCATATTTTTACGAAGCCGCTCACGCTGCTCTTTCGTGAGTGCCGTTTTTGATGATAAAAAACCTGTGCTCTGTAACCCGTTTTCAAATATTTTAGCGGCGGCCTCATCAACGGCCATCGCCGCACCGATAACATCACGCCCCGCCATCATGGGCATCGTTCCACAGATACCATCCAGGCCAAAGCCTCGAATATGCATCATGTGATCAGGCTGGATGGTGCGTTGTACACCGTTATCGGTATAGATGTACTGCAGTGCCCCGGCGTCAGACCGCTTTACCACCATGTTCTGAGGCAACAGAGGGATCAGAGACACCAGCTTTTTACCGATCATCCGCTTCTCGATGAAAGCATTTCCCCGCAGGCAAATACTGGCAACCAACATCAGCATAAAACGGGATGGCGTCATTTCGAGATTAGGCCGACGACAAAGTACCTGATAGGCCGGGTGCGCCTGCGCCAATACTTTTGACCCGTCAGGTTGACGCCGGTATACCTTCAGTGGAAGCGTTGATATCGACTCGCTGAGCAGCCTGACGCAGGCCCATACCGCAGAAAGCTGAACCGCCTTATCGACCGTCACCGTTTTCCCGCTACTGCTCACCCCCATCCAATCCTGAAGAAAGGTTCCATTCGTCAGGCTTATCGGGACTCCGAGCCAATTTAAAAGGGCGCTTTTAATGCGCCCTGGTTGCGTACTCTTTCCCATCAGATACCCACCATAATCGGATCATCAAAGAAACCATCAATGTCTCCCTCCTCTTCCTGCACGCCGTCAGCAGCTCCGACCGACATGGCCATCGCCACTACACCGTCGATGCGGCCATTGCTACGACGCTTACTGAACACCCGGTTACCGCTTTTATCTTCCTCGATCACCGCATTAGCCGCGTTCCAGCGTAGGCATGGGTTATAAACGATGATGATTTTCTTCTCGGTGATGAGCTGCTCCAGCAGCTCTATAGAATGGGGCATCCATAGCCCTGACTCCGTCGATTTACCAAACCCCTGCCCATGCGGGGTCAGCGGTATTGTTACCCCCTCGTCATCTAATTCGGGGATCAGGTAGTCGATGTGATAGCGGTCAAACGCAATGCTCTTGATATCGAACATCGGAGATAACTCTGCGATCCGCTTGGCCACAAAGCCATAATCGATCGCTGAGCCTTTTGGTGCATGCAGATAGCCATCGCGTAACCAGGCGTCATAAGGGACCCTATCTACACGAGCACGATCAAATAACGTGTCACCCGGCGTCCAGAACTCAACCAGCACCGTGCGAATCTTCGGAAAGTACAGGGACAGCGATGTAAGATCTCGCTTACCAGACAGGTCTAAGCCGCCATAGCAGGTTTCCCCGCGTAGCGATTCAAGGGATATTTCCTGCTCACAAGCCATCCAGACATCGCCACTGATCCACGGGTTTTCAGCATCAACCCACTGGCAGAAGTTAAGGCGCCGAACCAGACTTTCCTTCGCAGGCATTCCCCGCGCATCCTCGACCTGCTCACGCAGATAATCGGGGCGAAATGTGTAGCCCATTGATGGGTTGGCCTTACCCCAGCAGGACTCATCCTTAAACGGGTCATCACCATCATCCAGAGAGCAGATAAACGCGAAAAAAGCGTCGTTACTCGCCTGCCCTGCAGCAACCTTTTGTCCGTACTGATGATAGTCATAACACACGCTGGTTTTATCATGACCACTGTTGGTGATCATGAAGATCAGCGCCTGTCGCCGACCTTTCGTACCGGCACGCATCATCTCTACGGCGCGGTTATCTTTGTGTTCATGAATTTCATCAATCAGAGCACAATGTGGACGAGGACCTGACTGGCCATCATCCGAACTAATCGGCCGGAAAAAGGAGCCTGCCTGTAAGTAAGCCAAGTTCCACTCTTTTCCTGCACCACCCGATTTATCGATGCGTTGAGATAATGCGGGTGACTGATCAACCATTGCAACCGCATCACGGAACAAGATCATGGCTTGATCTTTCTTGGTTGCTGCGGCATAGACCTCTGCGCGCGGCTCTCTATCGGCAACCAGGCAATATAGCCCCACCCCTGCAGCAAGCGGTGATTTTCCCGATCCCTTGCCAGATTCCACATACGCCGTTCGAAATCGGCGAGAGCCGTCTGCACGTTTCCAGCCAAACAGGGAGCCCACCACGAAGCACTGCCACGGCAATAGAATAAATGGCGCCCCCTCATGCTCGCCGCCATTGAGCTTCAGCACCTTGGCATAAAAATCAATGACGCGCTTTACAGCATCCGTATCCCACACCAACCCTCTGGATGGCCCCTCTTCGAGATCGCGCAGATGACGCTTGCAGGCATTACGGATATCAGGCCCGGCGATCACCTTTCCATCGGTCACATCGCGAGCGTATTGGGTCGCAGGATCAACCGAAGAACTGGTTGAGCGGGTCCTCTTCTTTCTCTCCACCATCAACATGTACCTTAGATCGAGCAGCAGGTGTCAGGCCAAACTCAACCAAGTAGCTCTTAAATCGACGATCGGCATCAGCCAGCATGGCAACAGCCGGATTCGCCTTAATGAGAAAGTCGCCCATCTGGGTTTTTGTGGTATAGGTACGCCCCTCGATCGCAATCGTGTCGCGCAACTGTAAGATATCTGCATAGATATCGCAGAGGCGCTCAAGCGCCAGCGTGTCGGCGACGGTAAGAATCCCCATACCATCCAGCAAGAGAGTAAGTTTTCCCCACGCCACTTTTCCCCAGTCGGTCAAATGCGCCGGGGGGCTCGGTATTTCTCTCGCCGGGGTAGGCTCTTTGTCATTGAGTTTTCGCTTGCCCGGATTACCGGTCACCACTTTGAGGTGGGTCGGTTTCGGGCGTCGTCCTGCCATCGGAACCTCCCGGAAAAAAACTTTTCATTTCGCGGTTGTGCACGGAAAGGAGAAGCGGCGGTCATTTAGTGCGAGAGGGGTGAACTTTCACCCCGCCCCTCCCCAGTGCTGGTTGGCTCCAAATGGTATGCCATCCTCGCCACAGCCAACCGCTCGCCCCCGCTTCTCCATCCGCTGCTTTGTGGAGTCGTGATGCTGCTTGCACAACCCCTGCCAATTCTTCTGATCCCAAAACAGCTTCTGGGATTTCGTAATGCGCTGGCTGTCACCTGAAGTCAGCGCTTCTTTAAGACGGTGTGGCTCGATGTGATCGACAACTGTGGCCGCCTCAAGCCGTCCTTGCTGGTGACACATCACGCACAGCGGATTAGCCCGCAAGAACGCAATCCTTGCCCTATCCCATTTACTGCCGTAGATACGTGGCTCTTTCATGTATGCATCACCAACCCTGGTTACTCCACGCTGGTATTGTTTACCAGCCGCTTAACCCGCTCGCGGCTCTCTATATTCGAGCGCCCTGCATAAGTTTTTGGGCAGAATTGAACGATATGCGTTAACGAACCGCAGTAGCTGCAGCGCCTGGGGTGCTGAGTAAATGACGAACGTTTCATTGTTACCTCCAGAAAAAAGGGCCGCACATGGCGACCCCGTTGCATTATCGCAGGCCCTCATCGAAGGGCCTGCTGTAATGCTGGCTTATTGGCACTGCTCTCGAATGTATTGCTGCGCTCCCTCCAACTGCTTTTGCATCGTCGTTACTCGCTCTCTGAGGGTGAAATAATCCCGCTGAGCGGTGTCTGCCAATCGGGGGCGGGCTGCATTACCCACGCCGGCGGTGGCGGTGCCTTGATGCATGGGGCCGGGACAGGTGGCGTTGACACGCAACCGGCGGCGACCAGCGGCAACATCATCACGCAAAGCATCAATCTTGGCTCTTTCATCGGCTAACTCCTGGGTGTATCTGGCATCCAGAGCAGCCACATCGCGCTGACGTGTCTGCATATCTGTGATAGTGGCGTTGGCCAGGCTAAGCCGTTCAGTGGCTTTATCGCGCTGTCCCTTGTAGGCGATGGCGTTACTACGGTAGCGGTCGGTCGTCCAGGCCAGCACTACCAACCCCACCACCAACGCAGCAATAACGATGATAATGGTACGGCTCACATATCCTCCCAATGCGACAAAGCCACCAACGCGATTAGCGCCAGTGGCTTCCAGAGTTTATTGAACATTATGCGGCTCCCAGGCGCCGCGCCATCCAACGCTGGGATAGTCGGGTTAGCTCAACCTTTCGCTGCAGGTAATCCATCCCCATATCCAGCAGGGTTATATTGGTGCTTTCCAGATAAGACAGATGCTCCAACTGCTCGGCATTCATCGAGTCACGCGGATCCCCAACCAACCCATTCATACCCGCCCATTGCTTCGCAGTAAGGCCTCCCAGGACGATGCGGGAGATCATGTTACTTTCGTTGCTATAGTGGTGAGACTGCGTCGCCTTGCCCTGCTCAGCCCTTACCGATTCCAACGCGGAACACATCGGCTTAAACAGGTTTGCCACTCCGATGCGAGCCTTTAACTTGCGACGATAGCGCGCGGCGACCTCTGGGGCGGTGAGCTGTAACGCCTCTTCACACTGGATGAAGTAACGACGGATGGCGCGCCCTTGTTCGCTACGCTCAACCATTGCCAGCTCTTTGGCTGTGTTCAGCGTCAACAAGTAATCATGCTCTATTTGTTGGCGAGATTTTGCGCTCGCCCGTTTTGGCGAGCTCAAATTTTCAACAGCGATGTAATCAACTCCAACCACGAAGCCGTATTGGCTAACCCGCCCTTTAATCCAGTTGGTGAAGTCTCGACCAACCCCCAAAGCACCATGCAGTGCTCTGGCACTCACAATATTCGTTTCACGCTCACCGATCCGGCCACTGACAACAGGAACAATGTCAGCGAACTCATTAACGACATGATGATTGCTTGATGCGTCGGTATAAGAAGATGCTACAGATGTGTTCATATCGATGGTTACCTTATAGAAACAAGCCTCGTTGCCCAGAAACGTCGCCCACAGAGAGGTCGCCACCTATAACGGCGTTTCTCCGAGGCCTGTTTCTATAAGGCTCTGTGTGATTGTTTACGCCGGGCATGGCGCAGATACGAAAAAGCCCCGGCATAGCCGAGGCTCTTGGATACACGTCAGATATGGTTAAGACAGAGCGACCCGCTCACGCAGCCAGCCGTACAGAAACGCCTCATTAGCTGGTCGCGACTCTGATAGCTCGATGTAGCGAGCCCCCTGGCAGCAGTTCAGCGCCTTGAGCAATACCGCCTCGCCGTCATGTCCACGCTTTGCGAGATAGGCCCGCAGGGCGTTGGCCGTGCGATTACCGATAACCCCATCTACCTGCAGGTCAGGATAAAGGCGCCCGCCATCGTTCAGGGCGGTAAGGCAACGCTGTAGCATTTTTGCCGCAATCGCCGGCCCCATGTTGACGCCGGTATCCAGCAGCTCCGCGGCGACAGGTTGAGAAACGACGTCGATCAGATCAAAGCGTGGGCTTTCCCAATAATCTGCGCGATAGATGCGCAACGCTTGATCGCGTGACAGCATGCTGATATCACCGGTATAGCCGTTTGCTCGCGCCGTTTTCTCTGTAATACCCCAATTCGTCGGGCCACCACGATCGGCGGGATGGTTAACGTATCCGCCCTCACGCTTGAGTAGCCCATCAAAAATTTCATCTTTGGTCATCGCGAAGCCCCCCGGAATAACTGCATAACATTCCCCTTAGCTCTCATCACCAGCGCCATGAAAAATACGTTGATGATCGTCTCGGATATATCGACAGCGTGATACACACCGATCAGCACCCGGAACGTCACCGATGCCGACGCCACAATCAGCACATAGGCCAGAGCAGCACCCAAGCGCTTATGTTGTGAGCCATTACGACGAAACAGCAGCAGCCGCATGGCGATTACCCCGCACACAGCCGCATTGATGTGAAGCAGAAACAGATCGATCGTCACTTGCCACCCCCTTTAAAATTCAGGGGCGGCGGGTTCTTGGCTTTCGAGATGATGAACATCAGCACCCAGATAACGCAGGCACTCGCCACCAACGCACCGATCGGCTTATCGACTACGACCTGGTCAGGGAGAAACCAATCGATGATCGATGCCGTAAACCCTGCCGCGATAACCCCCATGAGGAAAGACACAAAGCCAAAAGCGATGCGCTTCCACGCGGGAAACTCCACAGCCGATAGGACAAATACAACGGCCCCCGCAAACGCCGCAATGACTACGCCAGCGTCTGCGCCGGAAAAGATCCCGACAAACGTCACCCCAGCCAACGCCCCGGCAGCCGACCCCGTACCGGTTAGCGGATCACTCATGGATAGCTCCTTTTGTTCGCGCTCAGCGAACGCTGGGCGATAGTTGATTGCTCGCCCAGGCAAGCAGAGAGCGCGCCACTAATGGCCACTCCTTGGAAAGTAGATATTGGTTATCGCAACCGCTGACGAGCCATGGTTAATCTATACTTTGAAATAGATATTTAAGGTATGGCTGGTTAATCATGGTCTGGGAGGCGGCATGGATTACGAGACGAAATCAGAGTTAGACCAAATAAAAATAATGATGGTTGTCAGAGAGCAGGCCGTTAGCCTTATATTTCACAACATAGTAAAAACAATTGAGCGTATCGACCCATCAGGCCATCTGGTAAGGGAGCTCAAGAGCGACATCAACAATTCACTAACATCATTGCATCACGGTAATGATTTAAAGACATTCATTAACAGGCTAATGGATTATCCAGAAGGAACATCCTCTGGATTTCTGGTTAAAGATAAAAAAAGTTTTCTGGACTGAGCGATGACCTATCGCTTATTGACAAACCAAACCCACGATGCGCGCCCATCGGCATCGTTTTAATCGTATACCAGCACTGCTACGGACAAAAACGAAAAACCCGCTCAATGGCGGGTTAATCAAATTCGTTTCGCTTTTGCTGGCTGCCGAGCCGGCGCAGCTTCGCTAAGCGTAACTTAATTATGCAGCTTCAAAACTTGTTTTCAAGTCTTTTTTGCAAGTTTCTGCATTTTCGATGCACAGCTCGCTCATAAGCGTGAAGTAGACTGCAGAATTGAACAACTCGATACACCACCGAACCCGATCAATGCACTGCTTCTCCGTTAAGAAAGGGGCGTAATGCTGCTGCATCCACCTGGCCATACTGTTCATCGTGTTGCGCCGGGTGTAGTAATCCTTACCGATCACATAAACAGGGCTAGATAACGCGAATGACTTCAGGATAACCGCCTCCATAAACTCGGCCTCATCCTCATCCACGGCCTTACCAATCAAGCTAGAGAGTGATTTTTTAGGCCATATAATGGCCTTCGCATGGTCAAACAGTGCCTGTCCGCTGTATCCCATCCTGCGCAGGTCAGACAGGACAGAGGCGATCCGCTCCTGCTGCTCTCCTGTCCACCCTGTCAAAATCACTGACCACAATCCCCCACTGCCAGAGAGGTGCTCTACACCGCTACCGCCATACATCCCACCCCAATGGTTTAAAAGCGAACGGACCCATCGGCTTTGAGCTGGTGTTAGCCGGCGATACTTCCCTAAATAAGAGCGACGCGGCGCCCCAGCTACCGTCACCCACGCGTTTTGCTTATTAGCACGCGAGGCCGATCCCTTCTGAGAATTTTTCAAAGTCATGTTCAGCGCTCTCCACACATTACGCTTTAAGGATGGCGCCAATACCCAGCGCCCTATTGAGGAATTGCACTAACAGCTCTATCTGGCTGCCGTGCTGCCGCTCCCAGGTACTGACGTCCCGGTGCAGCTCGTCGTGACACCGCCGGCATAGCGGGATCACAAACAAGTCATGGGCCTTGGTTCCGACACCGCCCAGCCCCAAACCTGAATTAATGATGTGATGCGGATCGTCAGCAGGACTTCCACACCCACAACACTGCTGAGTCTTCACCCAGCGCAAATATGGCGGGCACTCCCAGCGCTGCAGCTTGGGGCGTAGCATAAAGCCTGCCGCGGGCGCTTCATCAGCCGCCAGCTTGATCACCGGCTTCATTTTCTCCTGGGGTATGGAGGCTTCCGCCGCCTCTACCTTGGCAGCCAGAACTCCCTGTGCCGTTGGCCGATCCGGGATGATGGTTGACTCACTCATCACGCCGGTGATCTCCTCCGGCTCTACGCCAGTGATCCGGCGCGCAATGCCACCGGGGATCAGGTCAGTGACACCGAACTCCAAAGCCCACCAACACAGCTCCGCCCATGTCAGTTGATGCCCCTCCGGCAGCTTGAGCCCGCGGCGGGCAGCCTCAATCACCCACTCCGCGCGGTTTTTCTCGCACAGTGCTATAAACAACTTGCCATCCGTGCCGCGCATGGCGTTGTCGCAGGTCCAACACAGCCTGGCACCACCATGCTCGCCATCGGTATTGGTCAGCTGTATGTCGTGGTATCCATCGCGCACACCTTTCCACTGGCAGTAGTGGAAATTTTCCAAATATTCCGAAAAGTTCATGTACAAGCCCGCGGCCTTCTGCACGCGCTCATGTGCAAAGAATGGGCGCCAGACAGGATCCGCAGCAATCAGTTGGTCAGATACCAGTTCGCCGGCGGGGCTATCATGAAATGCCGCGGGTACATCGGCCAGCATCACGCGCTGGCCATCGGTGAAACGGCACGTCAGTTTTCCGGTTTTAAGCAGGACAACGCCTGCACTCCGCTGCGGGTATGCGGTAAACAGCATGCGCATTACGCTGTCTCCCGGATCCGAATACCACGGGCAGTACCGCGGATCAGCTCAATAGCGCCACTGCGACTCAATGCCTTAAGGTGATCTTCTGCGGCGTTGGGTGAGCGGAAGCCAATCCCCCTGGCAATCTCCGCACGCGTTGGAGGGAAACCGTTAGCAGCGATAAAATCACTGATAAAGCTCAACACACCTTCCTGCTTCTTAGTCAGCACCATCACGCCTGCGCCTCCATCATCATCAACTTGAGTAGGTCACCCGCTCTGGAGTCAAAGAAGTGTGGCTGCGTCTCGCGCGGGTTGTTCGGGCTTGTGATGTTCTTCCCGTACTGGCAGCCACGCGCTGTTACCGCCCAGAACGCCTTAACGCCATTCTTGGCCTTGGCTGAGCGGCTAGGGCGCTCACAGTGCTGAACGATGCCTAACTGCACCAGGCGCCGGTATGCGGCCGGTGTCGATATGGGAATGTTGTGGCGCTTCAAAATGGCGGTGAGTGAACTTGTCGGCCTACTTGACCCATCGGCGGCATCTGATGGGGCATCGATGGCATAGGCCGGCATCAACTCAGGAATGCCAACGAACTGCTGCAGTTTCTGATAACCGGCCAGCTTAGAGGAATTGGAGAGATTGAGAGTCTTGGCGGCAGACTCCAGGATCATGATCCCCGCCTGTACCTTATCGGCAGCGCAGTTATCCCTAGCAGCGGACTGTATTGCGTCAAATGTACGAATGACTTTTAGATTAAACGCTGCGCTGATCCACATGGCGTAGGCGTAGACAAGTTCCTTGCACGCATACGTACCCCGGTAGTCACCGCCATTTATTACGGTAATTGGTTGATTATCAAGCACTCCTGTAATCTCAGGAGTGGCGATTATTTCGCCAATAAGCTCTTTTGTCTGCGCCAGAGCCAGCCAGTTCGTTGGCTGGTGACGCTTTTCACCACCGGCGGCCCGGTGCAAGTCGTTTAAGCAGAAACGTCCATCAACATCCTGACGAACGCAGATACCATCAATCGAGATCAATTGATTCATCACTACCTCCACACAGTTGGTTGTCCCCACATACCCCGGCATGGCTATGTGGTCTATCTATTCTACTGGATATTAAAACAGCCCGCATGAAAATCTTTTTGTTATATAAGGCATTACAAATAAAATGAAAAATCATGATTGGCATAATTGGCACACTATTTGCTCGAAAGCTTCTTAGGTAACGATAAGATTTGCTGTACCGTGATCTCTACACAGCCGCCTTTCACCACCTCGCCGAACTCCGCCGTCAGGCGCTTAATCTGACTATCGTCATGCCAGATACCGATCTTCGTCATAGAGTCCAGTGGCGCCTTGAAGAAGTTATCCAGATCACGGCTGGCGCGAGTTGGCGGGTACAGGACGACATGCACAGACAGATCGCCAGCCATCGGAACCGGATAGCGGCGCAACTGCTCCAGTACACGGGCGCGGCATTCGATGTGGAATGCACGCCCTCTGGCGCTCACTAGGTGACGGCCAGCAAGCGGCCCCCGCGAGGGGGCGCGCCAGTAAGTGTTAACGCTAGGTGGGAATGGGAGGTACAGCCTCACGCCGCACTCCTTACTGGACGGCCTATAGCCTCCAGCATCGATTTCGAGACCGTAGTGATACGATGCAGTGGCGTGGTGAACGGACGCCAAATCAGGAGCATTGACCCCTTGCTATTCCCCTTCTGCTCCGCTCCCGTCACAGCGTGGACAAAGTTGACACGGCCACCGGTGATCACCCTCACCTCATCGACCGTTTTCAGCGCCTCACTGAACCAGCCCACGCTCATATCCTCCGGGACTAGCATCACTACCGTCTGGATCTGCCGCGCGCTCTGCTCTGCCGCTTTAGCGACCCAAGGCCCGATCTTGCTGTACGGCGGGTTACACCAGACAGCTCCAGCGCTATCCCACTCACACCCCAGGGCGTTGTCTGCCTCGGTCAGATATTTAACGCATAGGGCGTTGCTCTCTGACGCCGCTGCATCCAGCCAGAAGCCGAACTCGAGATCTAACGCATCGAATAACCATAGCGGGGTCTGCCAACAGTCCTTGGCCTCTGCCGGGGTATTGGATTTAATGCTCACAGCACGCCCCCTACGCAGTTGTCATAGTCCATACGCGGATCACCGCTGACACGCTGAACACAACGCACATGGCGCGATAGCTCGTTACGACGCTCCACAACCCCGCCGATCTGTGACGCACTGGCGCACATGGCCGCCGCGGTCAGCTCAGTGATCGCCCTACGGTAAAACCCACGCGATGCCAACGACTCCGCACGCTCGCAGTGTGCTGTGGCCATAGCCGATTTTTTTATGCTCATGCTGCCTCCCCTGCTGCGCCCTGGCGCTGCTCAACTTCGGTCCAGATACTGTTCCAGCGCTTCTGCGCCCACTCCGGTGACATCTTGCCGACGTTTGCCATGCTGGCCGCCTTGCGGGCTGCCTGCTCCAGCGCTGACGGCTCACGCAGTGGGATACCGGATCCGATAAACCGGCGGAACGCAGCATCACGCAGCGTGGTATCGCCCGAGGCGTGGTTATTACCGGTGGGTTTATTCAGCAGCTTGACGGTCAGCTCATCCCATTTTTCACGCAGCTTGCGCGGTGAGAGCACGTTCTGGCACCAGAAGCTATCCCGATTCACGACCTTGAAAAGTTCGCAGATATCCCGATGGCTACGGCCGTCAAGCTGGCGCATCAGGCGGACTTCGTTGGCCCATTCCGTCCAGTTGGGTTGGCGTGCGGTGGGGTTGATTACCTGGATACGTTGGAATATCCAGCCCGCGCAGTCGAGGTCTTCCTGAGTCCCCCAGGACTTACCGGATGGCGTGTAGACCACTGCTTCGGGGTGCTTAGCCAGAAAATCACTTTTCGACACGTCGGGGGATTCGCCAGAATTCCGCGACGAGAGGTTTTTATTCTCTGTAGTAATCTCTGTTGTATTCTCTGTTGTATTCTCTGTAGGATCATTAGGCCAACTTGACCCAATGGATCCGCCCATGTTGACCTGATGCACAGTGTCATTTTGACCAGATGCATTATGGCAATTTGACCTAATGGATTTGGTCATTTTGACATTATCCATTTTGTCATTTTGACCTAATGGGGAACCCTCACAAGAATCACCAACCTTTTTCGCCTTAATTAACTGATTTTCATAATTAATTGTGTAGTGACTAGTCATATCACGCTTCTTCTTGTTCAGCGACTCAATCCGAATAACTCCCATTTTTTTCAGTGATGAAAATGCCCGCCTGATCGTCGAATCAGACCAGAAAGGGAACTGCTTGGCCCACTCTTCTGGAGTGTTGTAAATCCAGCGCTGGCCACCGAAATCGACGCCTGACGTGGTTTCTTTCAGCCAGTAATGCAACTGCTGCAACACGATTGCCTCATTCAGGCCTATCGCCTCAGCTAGCTCAGGATTAACCACAATTGGCCGGCGTGTTAATAACAGGCTCATCAGCCAACCCTCCGAAAACGGCTTTTAAAAATGGATAGCGCGGTATCAATCGTCCACTTATAGGCGGGATCTGTTAGCTGATAGGTGACCAACTGCCTTTCTGTGCATGTCGAAACTACACGCACGATATGGCCATGAGCGCCCATATACAGATGGCCAACCCTCGGAAACTTAACCATGCGCCCTCCCGTTCCCGTAAAACTCGCCCCATGCCGCATCAACCGCTGCACGACCGACTACCAAGCCCCGGCGAGGTTGGTTGTTGCCTGACCGATTAGACGCCGCTACGATTTGCTCATAGCTCAGGCGGCCACCAACAATCCGGCACCGAAATTGCGTTGATGGACGTTTTGGGTTTAAAATGTTCATGCGTTTATCTCCACACAGAGTTATGCGCAACCGACGCACAGGGACGGCATTCCCTGTGCGTCACCCCTTCCATTGAAAACAACCACGAATTATTGACTGGCGCCCCATACAGAACCGAATGGGCGTAGAAGTGCATCGCAAAGCATCCCACCGAAGCCATAAATAACGACGCCAAATCAGCAAACTCATCAGCGCAGATAACGCCATCAGAAGCCGCTTCTCGTTGTGCTTTCGCTAACTCACCACTGGCTATAGCATTGCGCTGTGCATAGTCATACAGCTCTACGTTGTCGATCTGCTCTGGTGCTGGAACCTCAAAGGTGGCATTCCCAACGCGAGCCGAACTGTACTCTGCAAACAGTTTCGTCCCCGACAAATCCTCCATCAGCTCTATCTCCGCCAACGTGAAGAACCGGCTAGCGCACTTCTGATCCAGGCGGTTGCGGAACGCGTCATAGGTCATGCCAAGCTGTGTGGCCATCGCCTTTTGGCCACCAGGAAATGCCTTGCACATCTCCTTGATCGTTGCCTTGATGTCTACCATCTCTTCTTCCCCTTGGTTGTTTCGATTTAATGTTTTTATGACTACTCTTAACCTTGAAGAGCAGGGTCTTCTGCGTTCTAAAACATTCCGGGATATAAAACATCTCTAGACAGCCCGGTAGCCTCTTCGTACTTGCGAACCTTTGCTACTGGCAGACGCCCCCCTCTCCGCTTGAGCATGTTGATAGCTTGGGGTGTTACGCCAATCTTCTCGGCCAGAACCCTCTGGGAGCCACCAACGGCATTAATAGCCAGATCAAGGGGAGTGACCGGACTTTGACTCTTGTTGATCATAAGGCACTCCGATTATATGAAATCAACACCATGTTAATTTGTCACGTTGATTAAATCAACATTATGATGATGGAAAAGAATAAACATTTTGTTTACTGTTCTCCGTTGGACGGAGGGTGTTTACGATGAAAGTTTCAGAAAGAATCAAATACTTGCTATCGGAAGAAGGGTTAAAGCAGAAAGAGCTTGCTGATTCTCTTTCAACCAGCCCTCAGACGGTAAACAACTGGATAAAACGCGATTCAATAAGCAGGGAGGCAGCCCTGCAACTATCGGAAAAATTTGGATATTCTTTGGATTGGCTTCTGAATGGAACCGGAAACCCAAAGAAAGACATGGATGGGGAGATCCCGCCACAATCAGAATGGGGCAAAGTAAGCGCGTGGGACAACGCCACCCCATTGCCAAATGATGAGGTAGAAGTGCCATTCCTAAAGGACATCGAATTCGCCTGCGGTGATGGGTGCATTCAGGACGAAGATCACAACGGATATAAGCTGAGGTTCTCAAAATCAACCCTTCGCCGTGTTGGCGCTAACAGCGATGGTTCTGGAATTCTTTGCTTTCCTGCGAAAGGAGATAGCATGGAGCCATTCATACCAAATGGCTCTACAGTAGCCATTAACACGCTGGATAAGCGCATCATTGATGGGAAGGTCTATGCCATCAACCAAGATGGATGGAAGAGGCTAAAAGTGCTGTATCAAACCGGGCCTGATAAGCTAAGCATCCGGAGCTTCAACAGCGAATCCCACCCTCCAGAAGAAGTCCAAATGAACGATGTCGAAATCATTGGTCGCATGTTCTGGTCTGCCATGATGTGGTAATGGTAGTAGCAAAACATAGCTAATATCCTATAGAAATAGAACATTCCCATACCGGCTGCGCGCCGGTTTTTTTGACATAATCAACACAAAAAAATCCACACTCTAAATCCGCCTTCCATCACTGCGCGCACCTCGCGATAAAAAATATCAACATAATGTTGACTGTAAAATCAACATGGTGTTTAATTGACTCATGCCCGGAACGAAATGCTACAACAGACAGCGAACAGTCCGGAAACAGCCGAGATAGATCGATAGTAAAGTGAAGTGGAGGTGCACATGGAAAAGCAAGAGCCACAAGTAATAGTCAACGGCATGTCAAATGATGAGCTGTTTCAGTGGGTAAAAGAAAAAGCCACAGCGGCTGCCGAACTTGAATCTGCACTTTCTCATAAGAGAGGGCTATTGTTCAGTCTGGAAATACTAGAGCTGGAAATAACCGGACTTACCAAAGCTGCAACATTAAATATTGTTGAAGATTTTGATGCTATCGCAGGTTCAGAGCAGACACATAATAAAAATGAGCCATTTAATGTTGCGTTGGGGCTCTCCATTAGTGATGTGAATGTACGTGAACATCACTTGCGTAAATCACCAATAATTAATAAAGTCCATGATATTAAGCTTAATAATGAATCAGAACCTAACTTGTTAATTATCAGCTCTGAAGTTTTGGAGAGCCTGAAAAATGGACTAGCAGCCAATCATGTTAAGCCAACACCAGGAAACCTACGAGCAGTGATGGCTATTATTGAGCGGTCACTACCTGACGACGGAGTTGAGCTTTTCATCTAAAAACTCTTCGTACTTATCGTAAAGCTTTTGGATAGTTTGTATTGGATCGCGAGCGATTACCGGTCCTCTAGGTGAGGCCAATTGACCAGAGCGATACGCATTATGTGTATCAACAGCAAGGCGCATTAAAAACATAACTTTTTCTTCATGAGTCATAAGTAAGTATCTCTTGGTTGTGTAGGAATACCCAAGATACCACTGCCGCCTGAGGTGGTAAAACGATCAGGCTCTAATTTTAGCATGGAGACAACGCCGTCCAGGCGTGAAGATGAGGGGGGAGTTATGGCAAAGACGGAAAGAGAAAACAAGAAAGTGACTTCTCTCCCGGCAGGCATGACGTTTAAGCCGCTGTATGAAAAATGTCCTTTATGTGGCTGTGATCTAAATCAACTGCCTAATGCCTTTGTAGATAAGGTAAATACCGATAGCGCAGAGGATAGTGCCAGTAAGACTGAATTTTCTTTTGAAGCCAGTACCAAGAAAGCGCTGACCCCAAACCTCTTCGATTTGTGTAAAGCGTGGATGATTCTTCCATTCTCCACAGCTAAGAAATACTCCACCAAGAGAAATAAAAAGCGTCTCATTGGTTGGAAGTTTTGGAAGTAAACCAGCACCAGTTGAGAGAAAGATTACCGTACAGACAACTATCATAACTTTGTACCAGGAATCCAGCTCCAGTTTTGATAAAGGATTTTCCATATTTTCAGTTTCTTGGATGTGTGAGAACACCAAGAATACCACTGCCGCCTGAGGTGGTAAAACGACCAGGCACATAATTTACGTGTGGAGACAGCGCCGAACCGGCGGCACCGTAGGGAAACCGAGCGCGGATATCCGGTAAAAATTGCCTTGTATCAGTTGGCGGCCCCTGCAGCATCAACACCAGGGGGCTTCTCGGGTCGCCGCCCTTTTTACAGCAGCATGAGTAGTTGGCCTTCGTGGGGCGTTGGCTGAGTGCTCATCCTGCTGTACTACGGGAAACCAACGGCCAGCTGGCGGTGCCGTTATAACACCGGCAGTGATCGATGTGACTTCCAACGCAGGCGATCACCGGAGCCACACGATACGTGGCACACACAGAGAAGGGTTCTGGCTAACCTTAACTTAAGTATGAAGTAAGTTATTCAGTCTATCCGGCTAGAGCTCTTCTCTGTGTGAATCCCTTAGATGCCAATCGTGTTGATTATCCGTAATCAGCGCCGGGAACACTCGTACCTAAAAAATGTGTGGAGATAACGATGAAACTTGCTCAAATCAAAAATGCCATCGCCTATAAGGCGACGCTCCCTAACACTGAGAACCTGCTGGCTCACATGCAGGAGCAGCTGTTCACCGATGTTATAGAAACGGCGTTCCATGGATATGGCTTCGTGGCCAATGACATTACCGGTGAGATGATCACCCCGATTACTGGCGGGTTTTCTTTCACTATTCGCTACGATGAAAAAGTGATCCCTGCGAAGGCGGTCGTCGCCAAACTCAGTGAACGCATTGCGGAGCTACAGGCAAAGAATTTGCTGGGTGAGAAAATTAGCCGTCCGGTGAAAAACGAACTCAAGCAAGCGGTCTTAGCCGAAATGTGCAAGACAGCATTTATAAAAACAACGCTTCTTACCTGCTACTACAACGAGGAAAATCACCTTCTGTTTGTAGATACGCCAAGCGCGAATATGGCCAACATGTGCATGCACCTATTGGTAAAGGTCACTGGGTCCGTTAAAACCGAAACTATCAACATCAGCGACCCTAAGCACGGCCTGACAACTCGCCTGAAAAATTATCTGCAAAATAACATGCAGCCGTTTGACGGATTCACTGTCGGAAATATGGTGCAACTCGGACGCATGGATGAGCAGAAAGAGGTGATTACATATTCAGAAACTGAGTTGTTCTCAATCTCCGATGAGATCCTGAGTAAATTATCTGTATGCTTCACCGTCGAAAAACTTCGCCTGGTATTCAATGGCGATATTACGTTCGTCCTCACTAATAAATTTCACTTTAAGCAGATCAACCTCCTGTCAGATCCAGCCTATGAAGATGATGACGATCTCCCCTATCGCTGGCGCCATGAGGCGGGGCTAAAGCTATTCCTCCTGTCCAATATCGTCCTCGGTCTGGTTTCTGTTCTTGAGTACAAAAACGACGCTGAGAAAAACGCGGAGGCGTCAGCATGAGCAAATACAGAAAAGGCACCCTTTATCTACGCAAGATGAAGCCCAGCGATAAATCGAATGACTTTCGTATCTGTATGCGAATGGAGCTTTTCAGTGACAAAAAAGCCTGGAAACGCCCTGAAGAAATCAAGCCAGTAGTTCTTATTCGGCACGGTATGAAACGCATCGTAAGCGTATTCATGAACATGGATGACGCTTACGGATGTTTGATCAGCGGGGCGCTTGAAAAACGGGCGCGCAACTCTCGGCACAACCCTAGCCGAGGTATGCGCTACACCAAAGGCGACATGAAGAAAGCGTTCCGCAAATGGGCATTAAAGCACAATCGTGGGGTAGCCAAATGACCGCACTCAACAAACAGGCGCTGCGTGAAGCGGCGGTAAACGCCAAAATAGCCGGAGAGGCTCCGGTTATGCCGTTCGATCAGCGGATCGATGCGCTGAATTCGTTCACAAAGCTCCTTACCCCAGCTACGGCTATCGCACTGCTGGATGAAAACGAGTCGCTGGTGCGCGCCAACTCGGCCCAGGACGATCACATCAATCAACAGCAAGACCGTATCGACCGACTTGAGAGAGGCAGCCATGAGGCCGCCAAGCAAATCAGCTCATGGCGCCAGATTGCCAAACAGAACATCGCTGAGCGAGAAAAAGACATTGCTGAGCTTTGTGCGGCCCGCCAGCGCATAGCAGAACTGGAGGAGGAACTCACAAATGTAAAAGCAAAAGCTTTGTATTGGGACGCAGACAACACCGAATCTTCTTATGAAGATCCAGCAGATATTTCCGGTGCGCTAGATCTTAACCCGGGTGATCATTTCTATGTTCAGGTGGCATATCTCGATAAAGACAAGGAATACATTGTCAACGATGATGGGTCAGTGTCCTGCACTCAACTAGTTAATAGCTGCGCTGTTACAGCTCAAAAGCTGCGGGAGGACAACGTATGACTGTCAAAAGTATCGCTGAAACGCACGGGATGGATGTCGATTTCGTACAATGGTTTTTCGATAACAAAAAAGATGGCGCTGGTAATGTGTGGTTCATCGTCTTGGCCGCCATGTGGGAAGCCCGCGACTACTATAAAAAGCGGGAGGCAGAGTTGCGCGCACAAGGTGTAGAGATGTTAGTAAAAACATGTAAGGAAAACGTCTGGTGTGAAGATGATGTGAATTTCATGCTTTGTTATGCCAAACAGCTGCGGGAGGCCAAAGCATGAAAGATCTCCCTATTATTTTCAACGACGAGATGGTTCGCGCCATCCTTTCAGGCACCAAGACCATGACCCGCCGGCCAGTGAAAGATCGGTGTTTGGAGTTATTTGAAGTCGCGGCCAGCGTAGGAGAGTGTCACTCGCTGCAATTTTGCGATATCGCAGACGAGCGCAGTCAGCCGTATTATCGCGAGTTTTGCCCGTTCGGTGCCGTCGGTGATCGCCTGTGGGTGCGCGAGGCGTATCAGGGGCCACTATTCGATTACGAACAGATGGAGGCATATCTCGAAGACAATTCGAAATTTGAGAAGCAAGAATATTGCGAATACAGGGCAGACGGGGGTTCTCGTCCTGAATATTACGACGGTGACGATAATCTTCGTCACGGTTGGCGTCCATCAATCCACATGCCTCGCTGGGCATCACGCATCACTCTGGAGATAACCGACGTCCGCGTAGAGCGCCTACAGGACATCACAGAGGGCGATGCGCGATCTGAGGGGGTAACACTCAGTAATCCGCGAATCCTGTCACACAGGGACGAATTCCGCCAGCTATGGGGTGATATCTATGGTTGTGACGGATGGCGTAGCAATCCCTGGGTGTGGGTGATCGCTTTTAAGCGTGTTGATACCGGCAGCGCTGCTGGCACCAGTAAGGGGGAGTGAGATGACTGACATACCAAAGGGGTTCTGGAAAGAGTGGGGGCGCCTGTGCAGATTGTGTGGCAAACGCCGCACCCGAACCTATGTTGGCACGCCGAAATTCCACTACGGCGCACTAAGCAAAGCCCAACAGATAAAATGGATTGACTAACCCATGACCACTATTACCAAAGAGCGCCTGATCAAAATTCAGCAGTGGCGCGAAACATACGGCGCTGGCCATAACGTCATATTGCCAGCAGAGGAAGCGGCAGAGCTGGCGCGCATCGCTCTGGCGTCGCTGGAGGCTAAGCCGATAGCGTGGACTGACGAGGAAGAGTTGCGTGATGTTGAAAAAATCAGCTGCGGATACCTTTTTGCGGTAAGCCCTATAAGCGAAAACGCAGACCCTCGCCGGGTAATTTATCTCTACACCGCCCCTATCGCGCCAATGGTGCCGTATGAAATCCCGTTAGGATTAACTAGTCAAATTATTAACCTAATTTCCTCCGATCTACGCGGCCACAACTTGACTCAGAGAATATGGAACGCCTGCCGCGCGGCAATGATTGCAACAGCACCACAGCAGGAGGCCAGCAATGACTAAAGACGTCGTTATCGATACCGAAACCATGGATACCGTGCCCAGCGCCCTACTGCTGTCTATCGGTGCCTTTGCGGTCGATGTCAGCGATCTGGAAGATACCCAGGCCAACATCCTGAAAGTTGCCCGCGATATTGACCTGCAGGACTTCTCCGTACTGGCCTTTTACACCCGGCTCGACGCCACAGATCAGCTGATGCTAGGCCGAACCGTCAGCCAAAAGACCCAGACGTGGCGGAAAGACCAGGCCGAAGATGCACACGAAGCCCTAACCGGCGATCGCGTAGCCCTCAGCGAAGCCCTGATCGGCCTCTCTCGCTGGCTGGATTATCACCCCGGCGCCAGGGTGTTTTTCCGTGGGCCAGATTTTGACGGTGCCATTCTGGAGAACGCCTACCGCATGTGCGGTCTGGAGTGTCCATGGCGTTACAACGGCAAGCGCGACGTTAGGACATACATCGATACCAAGGTCCCAACCCGCGGGCGTAAGGGCTATTTAGAGGGGCACCAGCCGTGCTTCCAGATGATTAAGCACCATGCGCTTCATGACGCTATGAATGACGCAGAACAGATGGCCATCGCGTATCAGGAGGCATGTTAATGGCTAACTCATTCAAGAAAATGTGCAAAAAAGGCGGACCGATTAGCCGCCGTGACAGCGGCATGCTTATCAAACTAGATGATATCCACGTACAGGAAGGTTTTAACAAGCGTGTCGATGATGAGCGGACGCAGCAGGCTGATGATGATCTATTTCAGTTCCTGTTTTCCGGCGGAACGGTGCCGCCGCTTGAGGTCCGTCCACGCGATGAGGGCGGTGTATGGGTCGTAGAGGGGCACCGCCGCATTCGAGCGTATCGCCGGGTAAGAGAGGCTGGCAAACCCATCGAACTGATCGCCATCGCTCCCTTCACAGGTAGCGATGTGGAGCGCGTAGCGCGCATCATGACCAGCAACAACCAGCTGCCGCTGACGCAGTTTGAACAGAGCCTGGTAGTTAAAGAGTTGAGCGCGTTCAATTTAACGCCAGATGAAATCGCCAAGCTGATCCACAAAAGCCGCGCAACCGTAGACAAACTGCTGATCCTCAGCGCGTCGAATTACGACGTACAGCAGCTGGTGAAAGATGGCGAGGTGGCAATGGATGTGGCAGTCGATCGCGTGAAGGAGCACGGGGAGAGCGCCGGGGATGTACTGCAGGAGGATGTGAAGCGGGCGAAAGCCCAGGGGAAAAAGAAAGTTACCCGCAGCGTCACCCGCAACGTCACCGGCAGCCAGTTTAGCGCGACACGCGCGCGCCGGCTGGTTGAGCTGCTCAGCGATGCCGAGATCGATGGGGATGGACGCACCCTGGTCCTGCGGGAAGGGGTTGGTGAAGAGGTGCTGAAGATTATCAACGAATACATGCAGAGGTAAGGTATATGGCTATTGACCTGATAAAAGAAGATGAAGTTTGTACACTGGTAAAACGTGGGCGCACCGCATTGTGGCGGCTGAAAAAAGAGCATGGCTTCCCAGAGCCGGTGTTAACGCGGCCATCATATTATAACCGCGAGGCTGTAGAAAAATGGCTGGCCGATGGAGGTGTTAACCGAGCTGTAGGTATTAACCAAGTTTCTTGACGTGCCAAAATATTTTATCGGCATACAGCTCATAGGCATCGCGCTGTTCATCAAGCCAATCGTGTTTATTATAAACAGCCATTACCCCGCCAAGCTCATGCCCCAGCATCTTTTCGGTGACATGGGGCATAACCCCCTCCTTCGAGAGGTTAGTAACAAGAGAACGGCGAAAATCATGTGGAGTCCAATCAGGGATATCTATTTTTTTCTTTAAATTTCGCATAAAAAGACCAGCCGTTGAACGATCAAGAGGACGATCTAAATACATGCCAGGGAATATAACACTATTCCCAATATCCGCCAGCCGCTTAATCTCTGGTTGTATCTGCTTAAATATCGGGCGTCTAATAACGTTCCCCATTTTGGAGTGCGACTGTGGAGTTGTCCAAATCAGATCATCGAGGTTGAATTCATCAATCGTTGCCTCTCTAAGTTCCGATGAGCGTGGCCCCCACAGCATCAGTAATTGAAATAAAACCCTGTTCGATGTAACGATATTCAGGTTATCAAGCGCCTGCCATATTTTAGCGAGCTCCGTATACGTCAGTACCCGGCCACCGACGTCAGGTTTTTTACCGATGTTTTTTGCACTCAGCTTCATCACCTCACACGACGGGATCATCTGCCGGCTGATACACCAGTTGATAACGGAACGCAGCTGCAATAAAAGCACACGCGCTTTCTTCCCGTTCTTCTTTTCGTGTCGGTCAAAAAACTTGACCCATTGCCCGATCGGGATGTTAGTGACGGGGGCATCCCTAAATTCTGTGTACATCGTGTTGTACACAACAGACTTGTACAGCGTCTGGGTGTTAGGACGCAACGTCGTGACATACTTATCCCACCATGCATCGAGGCACTCTTGTAGAGTCAGCTCTCCATCGCTACGTGTAAAATAATTTTTAGGGTTCACCCCCTTGGCGTACAATGAACGCATCTCGCCTACGATGATCCTGGACTCCTTGAGGCTGGTAGCGGGATAGCGCCCTACAGTGAGGCGGATCGGCTTGCCGTTCCAGCGATATCGATACTGAAATGTAACGGTCCCCGCTGGCGTAACTCTGGCGCTTAACCCGTCAGCATCGGTAAGCTCAGTCGGGCCAGTATATGGTTTTCCACTGATGCTTCGTAACTTCGTATCACTTAGAGCCAT